GGAAGCGGGGTTGCAGGCGCTGGGCGTGCCCTATGCGAACGGAAAGAAGTTTGTGGAAGCGGCAGCAGGCTGGTACGGAACCCTGCAGGACTGGAAGAAGAGCGGTAAATACGGCAACTTTGACAGCCTGCCCCAAAGCGCCACCGGCCAGTATGACCGGCTGTACAATGCGTACCTGAACGGTGACAGCATCGAGGCGAAGGCAGCTGTGGAGAAGCTGAACGGCATGGCGGAAGCGGGGATCATTACCGAAAACAAGATGTACCAGCAGCTGACAAGCCGCCTGAGGGACAACGACCGGATCAAGGAAGCGGCAAAGCAGACCAATGCAGGCAACTGGGAGGCACGGAAAGACATCCTGGACGACATGGCCGGTGAGCTGAACGAGCTGCTGGGCACCAGCGGCAGCGATGCCCGCGACGCGATCGTGAAAGCCATTGATGCCGTGAGCGTGGCGCAGTATGCGGCAGAGCGCGGCCATAACAAGAAGGATGGCTATTATACCGACCTGAAGGCAGCGGCTGCAGCCGGAGACGTGAAGGAGATGCAGGCGGAAGTGAACAGCCTGCTGAAGGCGGGAAAAACGCCGGACGACATCAAAGACGCCATCTCGGAAGCGGTGCGGGACGAGTACAAGGCGGGCAGCGACAGCGACCGGGAAGAGATCGAAGAAACGCTGCTGCAGCTGGCGGGCGGAGACGGCGAGACACCGCTGTACACGGAAAAGACCTTCAGCGCATGGGCGAAGAGTGCGGAGAGGGAGGCGGAAGAAAAAGAATTTGACCGGCATGACCTGCTGAAGTAAGAGGCAAAAGAAGCCCCGGCGTGAAATCTATCACGCCGGGGCTTTGTGCTGTTAATCAAACAAATCAGAATGCGTACCGGTGCGGAATTGGAAAGCACGACCTCAAGCATCGGTGAGCACCTCATTCATGGCGTCATGGAAGAATGCATAACGGGGATACTTTTCGGGGTGCGCCTTCGTGGCGGCGTATTCATTCAAGGCTGCAACCCGTACTCGCTGCGCGAGACCGCTGAAACGGAGGACTTTGCAAAAAGTCTGCAACGGCGACGACCGCTGCCAGTGGCAGAAACAGGGAGGAGCTGTTGGGGCAGCGGCCGGCAGGATGCAAGGCTCTGGCAGGAGCCGAAGCAGACGCCGGGAGCCGCAACCCGTACTCGCTGTGCGAGACCGCTGAAACGGAGGACTTTGCAAAAAGTCCGCAGTATTTTTGGACTCACGGCTGCGGTAAACTGGAGAAAAGCGAAAGGAGGAAACCATGCAGATCAGGATCATTGAAAAGCATTTCGGCGGGGTGGAGTTTACCCCGGAAATGCGGGTGCTGCATCTGGGAGGACAGAGCAGCGCGAACGTGGAGCGGCTGGAGTTTCAACTGCCGGAGAGCTGGCAGGGCAAGAGCGTGACGCTGCACATCCAGCGGCAGGACGGCACGATGCCATCACCGATTTTGCTGGACGAAAACAACAGCTGTGCGGTGGGCAAGGAGTTTACGGCTTCGCCCTGCGGGCAATGGATGCTGCTGGCGCTGGGAGAGGACGGATTCCGGGCACTGACGCGGCCGACAAAATACGACTGCTACGAGACACTGGCCACCGACGGCGACGCGGAGATCAGCCCGACGCAGTACGAGACCTTTGTGGCGCAGGTGGTGGGCTATTCAAATGCTGCACAGAACAGTGCGAAGGAAGCCCGAAATGCGGCAGCGGCGGCAAAGCAGGATGCGAACAAGGCGGAAGCGGCAAGGATGGAGGCTGCAACAGCAGCGTCCGAGGCCGGAGCGGCGCAGAGTGCGGCGAAAGGCAGCGCGAGCCGCGCAGAAATGGCGGCTGCCCGGGCAGAGCTGACCGCACCCTCAGACGGCGCAGTGCGCAGCGTGAACGGCAAGGGCGGCGTTGTGACTCTGACGGCGGAGGATCTTGGTGCGGTGG